TTAAAACTCCTGTTTGCCCAAGTGTGGGCGCAACCCTCATGGTTGGTGATATTGTCCCCCAAGCATTCACAGTTGTTGCTGAAGGAGTTGCGCCAGAAAGTTGAGCTGTTATCTGATAATAGCGTTGACACTGTGCCAATTGGTCGGAATATATCTGCCGCTCATACGGCGTTGATATTGAACCGACTTCTAGCTGCACATTATTCACGTCCCAAGTGCCGCTTGTCTGAGCGCCGACAGTGAACAGGATCTCGATGCCGGTAGTAGCCGCAGCGGGGATGGTAATATTCGTGGTATAGCGTGTAAGCGTGCTAGTTACCGTGAAAGTGCCGGTTGCTATCTGTGTTTTAGTTGGCGTGCCGATAGTGCCGAATGTGTCGGCTGTTGTGGCATAACTGGCTGTCCACGTAACAGTTGTCAAAAGGGAATTGGCAAGTTCGACAGAAAGTGTGGCCGTCTGACCGGCCATATCAATGCTGTTGAGTTGTTCAATACGCTGTCCTACGCCTACTGCCGTAACAGAAGCCGCACCTGTAATTTGAAGAAGGTTTTTATTACTACCTGTTCCTGCTACTTGAGCCGCTGTGACGTTTGCGCCAGTGCTATAAACAAACCATCTATCGACGCAAGGATACCCCGTAGAAGCTGTCGGAACAGCCGTTCCCGCCGTAACTGTAGCTGATGTAGCTCTCTGAGCTATATACATATTGCCGTTTATCAGTCGGTTTCTCTTGAAGCTGCTACCCATCGCCAACGTGCCAGTCATCGCCATATTTCCGGCGGTACTAGGCGTGGTCGGCGAGAAGGTCGCGCTGTTTAGCGTCACGTTGTTTTGCGGCGTGAAGCGCATGTCTTCCGTGCCGTTAGTGGTGACAGCTATTGTGTCAGCGGCAGGAAAATAAATACCCGTATTAGTATCGCCAGTCGTCGTAATACCCGGCGCGCTGACTGTGCCAGCCGGGAAAATAGCCGAGGTCGTGAACGTAGGCGACGTGCCAAACACAAGCGCGCCCGTGCCAGTCTCGTCTGTTACAGCAGCGGCTAAATTGGCTGAAGACGGCGTGCCAAGGAATGTTAGGATTTCAGAAGCAGTTGTTGTTGTAGAAGGCGCTACTCCTGCGCCGCCGCCAACAACTAAAGCATTAGCTGCTAAGGCTGATGATGACGCTAATGTGCCTGTAGCACTGTAATAAAGAACGCCGCCTGACGTGCCGGACGTTAGACCTGTGCCGCCATTAGCGACAGGTAATGTGCCGGTAGCTTGGTTAACAGGAACATTGGTACAGCTTGATAAGTTGCCGCTAGATGGTGTGCCAAGAGCGCCGCCGTTGACGACAAACGCTCCGGCAGAGCCTGTATTGACGCCAAGAGCCGTAACGACGCCTGTGCCTGTAGTAACAGTCGATGGGCCGGTGCCAGATCCACCACCAACAACAAGAGCATTAGTTGTGAGAGCTGCCGCAGGAACAAGAACACCGCCAGCGACATTCGTGTTATTGCCAAGAGCGGTTAAAACGCCTGTGCCAGTCGTCGTGCCAGAAAGCGTGTTTGTGCCGCTGTAATATGTAATTTGACCGACAGTGCCAGTATTAATTGTTCCCGACGCAAGGGCCGTCCATGAAAGAACGCCTGCGGTTGTGGATGTAAGCGCATAGCCATTAGATGCAGGGGCAGCAGTAGGAAGTGTGTAAGTAACCGCAGCGGAAGCATTACCTGCTTGAATCTTTGTAAGATTTGCGCTGGAAGCATTACCTAAAGCAAGAACACCTGTTGCCGTAGAGGCAAGTCCAAGTGTCATTGTATAAGTAGTTTTATCAAATAAGAAATTAGCCGATGCGCCAAACGATCCAGCATCGTTAAATTGAATTTGTTTGTCGGAGCCAGCGACAGAACCACCGCCACCGCCGCCGCCAACAACCCAAGAAGTATTGCCAACACCGTCCGTAGCTAAAACGTATCCATTTGTTCCTGCCGTTGACGGTAGAGTTAATGTCCACGCTGCGGAAGCACTATTAGATGATTCAATTGTTGTTGAATATGAACCAGCCGCTGTATTGGCTAAAACTAATGAACCTTGCGTTGTCTGTTGTGCGCCAAGCGTAACAGCCGATGTGAACGTCGGACTAGTTGCGAATACTAGAGGCCCAGATCCCGTCTCATCAGTGACAGCCGACGCGAGATTAGCTGATGATGGCGTCCCCAGCCATGTAGCAATGCCCGTGCCGAGCGATGTTAACCCAGTGCCACCGTTAGCCGCAGCTAACGTGCCTGCCATTGTAATAGTGCCGGACGTGGTAATTGGCCCGCCTGAGAACGACAGACCTGTCGAGCCACCGCTAACATCAACGCTGGTCACAGTGCCGAGCGGGTTGGTCGCCCACGACGTATTCGAGCCGTCAGTCGTTAGATATTTACCGTTGTTACCACCTTGACTTGGCACAAGCGCATTAAACGCGGCGTTGGCTGTCGTTTGACCCGTGCCGCCGTTGGCTATCGGCAGTGTGCCAGTAACACCTGTAGCGAGCGGCAGACCAGTCGCATTTGTAAGCGTTATCGACGGGCCTGTCGCCAATACGATAGCGCCGGAGCCTGTTGTTGTATTGCCGAGCGCCGTGACCGTGCCGCTGGTTGGGAACGTGAGCGTGGTCGTGCCGGAGAAGGTGAAAGTACTCGAATAAGCGCCAGAAGTAATGAATGTTGAGTTGTCCGCCAGCGTTAGCGTCGCGCCAGTGGCCGGAGCTGTAAACGTAATCTTATTGACAGTGCCGTTTAGGGCTAAATTACCGCTCTTATCAACGAAAAAAGAGGCCGTTGTGGCCCCTGTAACGGTCAAATTAAGCAGATTAGACGACGCACTAGACGCCGTATTGGTAACGGCTAATTTAATGCCGTTCCATGTAGTTGCAGCATCATTCCATGTGTCGCTAAGATTATAAATAAAGGCCATTTAGGTCACTCGTAGAAGATCGTCACATTCGGATTTGTGCCGCCTAAGACAACATAAAGTCCCTTGCTTAACGTGACACCTTCAGGCGGAAATGAGTAATTGCCTGGGACTGCGCCCGTGAAAGTAGATATAACAACAGGATCTGAAGTCGAAGCCGTCGCTGAATCGTAAACTGCGATGGTTGGCGATGAGCCGGAGCTAACAAAAACGCCTTTAACCTTGGCAAGCCCTATTTTAACTTGCGAAGTGGCCGTAAGATTTAGAGCATATGCCATGATTTCCTCACGCTAGGAACTTAAGTTTATACAGTGTTGATAGGTATAAGTCCACGATACCGTCGATAATGTTCTGAATCGCCGTATCGTCCTTGTCACAGACCTTATACCGCATTTCTTCAACGTCTTTTAGCGAATCTTCAAGAAACTCAATAACATTGTTGGTTTTCTTGGCTGAATGGAGCGTAATCGGCCCGATTAGGCCGTGTCTGCCTTGGTAGGCTTCGGCTAAATCGTCGGCCAAGTCGATGACTTTGCCGTAAAAGCCGCCTAACGCCTTATGTTTTGCATATGATCGCGTGTTTAGATGCACGCTATGCGTCACATCGCGGGCTAAAAACAGGTGTCCGATTAGATCCGCGCAGCTCATTATTCTAATCCTGGTAATTGAGGTTGCATAGGCGTCGATCTAGGCACAATGTCACCCGTATCCATTGCCGCCGCTACCGTTCCCATGACAATATCCTGTATTTGTTCAGGTGTCATATTGGCCGCTGTCGCCTGTATGCGCTTCGTCTCCGCATCATACGCCTTGATCTGCGTGTTCTGTTCATCAATCGCCAGCTTCTGCATATCATACGACTGTTGCAGTTGCTGAACCAAAGCCGCAGTCTGTTCCATCTGGTTCGCCATGTCGTTCATTTGCATACGCATCATCTGCGCTTCTGGCGACTCATCTGTATTATCCAGAACCTTCGGATCGAGCGTCTTGGCAAACCGAGCCGCCATCTCCTGTGCCCCAGGCCAGTCCATGTTCTTTATGAACAGATCGCCCGCCACAGCCCAGAGCTGCGGGTTGGTCTGCAAGATCATCTGCATCGCTTCCATCGCCTCTTGGCGCTTGGTCGCGTAGCTTGGGCCAGTGGTAACAACCACATCATAAATACCAATGGACGGGTTGTAGATCTTCTCAATGTCCAAACCTGTGATTGGATCCTTGATGACGCGAACTGGTTCCGGCTGGTTTGGATTGATCTTCACCATATCCACTTCGCCGTCGAGTCCGACGATACGCGCTACGCGCTCCGTGTCGTAGATCTTAGGGATCAGATCGACGAGCTGTCTTGTCGTATATCGAACCGCTCGCGCGAGATTGTCCACGTAGTGATATGTGGATGTATCGCCCTGGTTTTGCCGAGCCAGAATCGCACGACCCGTCCTCTCGTTACTGGTCGCACCAATGGAGCTGTCGTATTGACCTGTGGTGGCCTTAATATCTTCCCCAGCGCCCACTTTGGCCTGGATAAGGCCGGTTTGCGCCATAGGTGGCTGCGCGCGTTCAGGTAATGGCAGAGGAGATCCTGCGCCGTCAGTGACATCTGGGTTGACTTCGAGGTAAGGCCAGTTGTTCGTATTGGCGGTTTTCCAGTTTGTTTCGTATCCTTCAAACTGTCCCCCATATCCGATAAACGGAGCCTTCGGAGCCAGCGCCAGCATCTCTGCTTCCTGGCTGACCCAATAGTTATACATGCGCTGCGCGTCTTTTGCGTTACGCACTAGACCGCTGATGTAGAGCTGCCCGTCTACCTCAAACTCGTTGCCCACCACGCGTATGACCGGTATATAATTACCCGCCCAGTCGCGTTCCTCTAACACCTCAAAGCCGTTCGTCTTCAGCCACTTGACCTGACGGTGCTCGCTCGTGCGTGACTTCAGAGGCTTGCCGAACATAGCCTTGAGCTGCTTGTCCTGCGGCGATCCGTTAAACGCTGTGATATTGTCAGGGTAAAGATTCAGCGTTTTCTTCTGATGGTCTATATAAAAATACTCAGCGATACGGACGGTTTCTTGGCTCATCCACATGCTAAGAGACTGATCGCCAACGCCTTGTGACATCATCACGCTAATAGGCAAAGCGTCAGGGTAGAGGCGCTCATACTCTTCTTTAGGGATGTCTTCGGTTATAAAGCACCATTCAGCGTCTGATCCGCAGGGATCGTGGATCATTGGATCCATATAAACGCTGAAACTGTTACGGACGCGACCGATCTTCAGGTCTTGGTCAAACGAATCTTCGCGGCAATATTCCGTAAGGATTCGGATATAACCTTCTCCGTAGGTAACTTGATTGTCGCACGCGGTATCATATGCAACGTCCGCGTCGGATAGGTATTCGATGTGTCTAACGATACCTTGAAAGATCTCTGCGACCGCAACGTCGGCTTTATCGTCCGCTGGGATGACCTTGCCGGAGGGTCTGTTCTGTCGTTGCTCATTCGTTACTAACCTGACATGCTGTGGCAGCTTGTTAATCGTCAGGCAGGGACGTGCGTTGATCGTCTGACCCTGCACCGCGCCTCTGGTCGCCAACACGTCAGCGGGCCATTGCCACGCGTTGTCAGGGCTTCCTGCCATGAAGCGAAGATCGTCTAATTCATCTTCCCGTGTGTCCGAATACGAAGCCTGTGCGACAGTAAATCTGTGCCGCATAGTAGCCAGACGATCAGAGTCTGGGCTATCAGAGACTTTTCCCGCGCCTTCAACGTCACTAGCAGCCATGGAATAAATTACTCTTCTTGCGGTTGTCAGAGCCAGGAATAACTTGGAGATTATTTACTACATGCAATCCTGAAACGGTTTTGCCTTTAAGCGGTATAATATGATCTACATGCCAAGGAAAGCCGTAAGCCTGTGAAAGTTCATGGGCCAACGCATAGAATTTTCTTATATCAGCAAAATCTTGCTTTGTCAGCCATTTAGGCGTCCGCATATCTTTTTCGGCTCTCTTGGCGGCGGCTAGGGCAGCAACTTTATCTCTATTAGCTGCGCGGCGTTTACGGCCAGCCTCTAAAATACGCTCTCTGTTAGCTTTGTAATGGTCTAATGTATATTGTTTTCTATACTCGCTATTAGCTTCGCGCCAAGCCTTAGTACTGGCTACGCGACGTTCGCGGTTTTTGGCGCAATAAGCTGCTTGCCGCGCTTTTTCCGTTTCTGGATTATCTTGTTTCCATTTTGCGGCAGCGTCGCGCGCGCAATCAATGCAAGCCCGCGTGCTTGTAAATCGTTGCGCTACATGGCCCTTTGAACAGCATTTACCCGTGAAATAATGCTTTAGTCCTTTAGCCCTAGCTTCGGCCAAAGATACTAGCATTTACCGCTTTTCTTGCTCATGCCGCCCTTCTTAGCCGCTGCGCGCTTTACTGAATACGCAATAGCCACGGCCTGCTTGACGGGCTTACCAGCTTTGACTTCAGCCTTGATGTTCTTACGCATGGCGTTCTTAGATGATGACTTAACTAACGGCATCAGCGTTTTCCTTTAGCTGTCTTCGCGGATCTAACAAACGCTTTAGCTGTTGGTGCGCCTTTAGCTCCAACCTTCCGCATCTTCTCGCCCGATCCGGCGGCTATGCGTGCGCGTTTGGCGTGAATGTTGGCGTATAGCCCAGGCTTACTTGCCACAGTTCCACCTTTTCATACTAGCTTTAGCGCGTTCGGCGTTCTTCGATTTAGCGACTACACCTGCCATTCTTGAGCAAAAGGATTTTTTACGTCCTTCGTCTGCTTTAGTTTTAGGATTAGGTGCCGGTGGCTTTAGCTTGCTGCCCGTAGCAGCATTATACTTAGCACGACCTTTAGCCGTCAGACCAGCGCCCGCTTTTGTCGATAGCTTCTCGCCACGACCTACCGATAACGATACCATTACTTTGATCCTGGGGTTTTACCCGACAAATATGACGTGTTAGGCGTCGCAGGAGCTTGCGCGCGAGTTACCCCATAGCCGTAGACTTGTTCAGGGACGCGCATACCAAACACGTCGCCTAACGCCTGTCTTAGTATACGAAGTCTATATTCGCTTACTACATCGCCTGGATTTTCATCTAGCGATTTTTGTAGGGTATACATCTCTTGCACCATAGCCTGCGGATCAGACATAAAATCCTGCATATATGGTGCGTTGCGTGTATAAGCGCGGACAGCGGCGGCATTAGCGTTAGGCGTTACTTCCTGTTGTTCAGGGCGTAAACTATAGCCAGGTCTTGGCGTATTAGCCATGCCGCCTTGCGGCGCATAATTTACGCCAGTATCGCTCATGGTCATTGGCGATTCATAGCCAAGCGTCGGGCCAGTATTGTAACCCGGCCAGTATGGATCGGGGTAAGATTGTGCAGGCGTCGACGCTGCGGGTTTAGCTTTCTTATCCGCCATTATGAGGCCATCCATCCTGAAGAGGCTGCGTTGCCACCATACGCGACGCGGCGCTGGTTGTCTACTCGTTGCTCGCGTCTGGCGACAGGAAATGCAAAGGTTACTGCAATAGCATCCGCTGCGTCAGGTGAGGCCAGCCCTCTCGACTTCATATCCTTCTTTGACTCTAAGAATATCGTTCCCTTACTGTCCGGCTTCATCATAGGCCCGATCAGGTCTGACTTCAGATACCTGTCCTTCGGTATGTGCGCGTCTTTCAACCACTCTTTCATCGCGCCCCACATCTCCGCGCGCTTGTTTCCATACATCAGCGGCTTCGATGACTTATTCCCGAAGTTTACGCCGCGCACCTTGTAGCGTTGCTCCTTCAGCCGATCCACGACACCTGCGCCTAATCCCCCTTCATCTATCACAACGAGGGCGGGCTTATACTCCTCGATCACGTCAATCACGCGACCCACGACCTCCATTGTGTCATCGCCACGGTGTCGTCGGATGCTCAGTATGTCGCGTCCCTGCCTTATGGCGATGACGGTAGCGTCGGCACCAAAGCGTGCTGGATCCACTCCGACCACGATGGGCGCGGACTGGTCGGATATAGCGGGACGTTCCATTGCCTCGTCAACCAGCGCGTTTCCGATGAACTGGTCGTCGCTCGCGTTGGGGAACTGACCGTAGACTTCGACGTGCGCGGCGCTTGAGTCGGGGCCATACTCGTCAATGATCTGTTGGTAGACGGCCTTATCCGTGCCTTCGACGGAGCGGGCATCGACAATTTTATTTCGCCAAAAGTCTCGCTTGGAGTTAAAACACTCATAAAAGTAACCAGAGTTACGACGGGGGTTGCTGAAGCACAACCAAAAGCGATTAGGGGTATTTTCCGTAAAAAAGCCCGCTGCAACTGACCAGATACTATCATCAATTCCGCTCGCCTCATCAAATACCAGCATGACACCCGCGAAGTTATGCACGCCAGCGTAAGAGTCTGGATTTTCTGCACTCCACAACCGCCCTTCTACGCTCCAATAGCGCGTTCCTAGTTTTAGATCCCGCTCGACCAGCTCTGCTATCCACTTCGCCGGTAGCACCCGTGTTGCGGATACCTCGAACCAATGACTGTGTATCGACATACTCAGCCACTTGGTGATCTCAGCCCAGGTGACGCTACGTAGCTGCGCTTCTGAGTTAGCTGAAACTATCGTGGTAGAACCTATTCTTGTCGTCAGCATCCAGATTGTCAGCCATGACACCAAGGCAGACTTACCGATACCGCGACCTGAACTGACTGCCATACGCAGCGTCTCAAAGTCTATCTTGCCGTTGTTTGCTTTGATGTGCTCGCGTAATTCTGTCAGAATTTCCCGTTGCCATTTACGCGGGCCTTCGAAGTGTTCAAGGGGCGTATTCGGTTTCTTCCACGGGAACGCTAATCTGACGAAGGCCAGTGGATCGTTCTTCAGCGTCGGATTCCACAGCGTCGCCATCAAGCGCTGTTCTTCCTCCGGGCTGTATATAGTCGTTTGCATCTATGATCTGCCCTTCAATCACGCGCTGTTGCGCTTCTTGTAGCGCCGCCGTGATGCTGATCGTCTGGTTAACTTCTACGCTGACAGCCTGTTTGGCTACCCAGTTGTGAACATGTTTCAACACATCTAGCGCCGCTTTGGTGTCGCCAGCCATAGCCGCATTACGCAACACATCAGCCATTTCCATTTCGCCTTCAGCGCGGCCTTTGATCTCTGCATACTCCGCTATCGGGTCGAGCTGTATTAACCGCCGATACTCAGTCGGCAGCATACCAGAAGCTAACGCCAGTGCGTCGCCCTTGAGTCCGCGTTTAGCGGCTTCATAAATCTTTTCTAGCCGTGCTTCGGTTGCCCGTATTTCGCGCGGCTCATGGGGGATGGAACTAAAGCCACCATCTGCATAGAAAGCCATAAAAAGTTTTATAGCACACAAAAATAAAAAATAAAAAAGTTTGTGCAGTCCCTGCGTAGATATTCCCAGACTGCTCAAGGCCCAGCCCCCCTGTCTACAATCTCCAGTATACAATTACGTTTACATAAACTAAGTAGACATTTAGTTTAGGGCAATTAGGGCAATCGCATTTCAAGTCGCAACCGCATCACTGGGGAATTCCCAGGGGAAGTTTGCATCGGTGCTGGCGGGGCGGTTAGGGCAGCTAAACGCCCAATCACCCTAAAATATCGCAACACCTACCCTAATCAGGTATCAGAAAGGTAACTTATAAAACCGCATATAACGCATTGATAACGCCTGAACATCAGCGATTTTAGGGCAATTAGGGCAATCGTTTTCGGCGACATCTCCTATAGTAATACAATTACTAATATACCAATTATATAGACTATAATATAAGATTTAAGATTAATTATTATTGATTACCCTAATTACCCTAAAACAGAACATTAATTAGCAATTACAAAAAGATGCGCCGCCCCACACGATTGCTCTATTTTGCCCTATCACTACCCGTTTAGGGCGATCGCCTTCACTTTTCATTTACCTTAAATCAGCCCCCGATAAAAAAGATCTTTACAACTTATCCCCATACGTGCTATTTGTAACAAATCAACAGGAGATAGCAACATGCAACATGATCGCCACGTTCAAGCTAACAATGTAATGATCGCCATTTATGCAGCGCTTAAAGACAGCGAAGCATCTTTAATTAGAGCCAGCGCCACTTGGGCTTGGGGTGTTGAACCATTATTTTCGGAGGGTTGAGAGATGAGAACCATGCAGATTATAGAGACGATAGTATTCACGATAGCTGCCACGTTATTCGTCCCGATGATGGCGCTGGCGACACTCTACTTCGTATACTGAGAGGGTAAGATCATGACACACTTCGAAACGATCCACACATTCAAGACCGCGCGGCTAACAATCGAGACGGCTGTTGCGCCGGAAGATTTTGAGCCTGATTGGGATTTCGAGAACGAACAATACCGCCAAGACACGCTGGAAAAAATAAACAATGGTGACTTGTCATGGTTTCAAGTGCGCGTGCGCGTGCTACTCGACCACAAATTTGAGGTAGGCGCTGATTATCTTGGCGGCTGTTGCTATGAGACGACAGAAGAATTTATACGTGATGCGTATTGGCGCGACATGGTGCATAGCGCATGTTCCGAGGCGCGCAACTATCTCACCAAATATCGCACGCCATTGATTGTGCGCGCGGCCTAAGTGTAACAAATCAACAGGGGGACATAATAATGATTAAAGCATGGAGACAACCGACCAAAGCAGAAATTAACTTTGGCTATGGCGCTATTCATTACGCCGAATTTGACCGCGAGCTGTGGCTGCGCAAAGACGGCAAACTAAAAAAGTGGATAGTCTCGCCATATGACGGTTTACGCTATTACCGCTAATCTGTAACAAATCAACATAGGGGAATAAGATCATGCGAACGACTTTTGATTTTTATTATGATCCTGGTCACGGCTGGTTAAAAGTAAACACCCGCGACTTGTTCGCGCTGGGGTTAACGCCGAGCGATTTCAGCTCTTATTCATACCGCAATAATGATGATCTATATTTAGAAGAGGATGCTGACGCAACAAAGTTTATTGTGGCTTATCGCCAAGCTACAGGTAATGATCCTAAATACCGCGAGCGCGGCGCGGGCGAACGGCAATCAAGAATTAGGTCATACGCGCGCAATATGTAACAAATCAACATAGGGGAATGACAATGAGCGATTATAACGGCTGGACAAACTATGCAACTTGGCGCGTCAACTTAGAGATCTTTGATGGATGGGATCCATACGATTGCGGGCACGATAGTAGCACAAGCGCCTATGATCTTGGGTTAGCTCTTAAAGACATAGCAGAAGAACTGTTAGCCAATGACGGCAAAGGATTAACCTTTGACTACGCAATGGCGTTTCTGTCTGATGTTAATTGGACAGAGATCGCGCGTCACATGATCAAAAATTATTCGGAGGCGGCATGATGCTGACAGTCTCTCTCAACATAGAAACAATCGACGCAATAATCGCATGGATTGACAGCCAGCCAGCGCCTCTCCCGTGGCATATGATCGACGCGCGCGAGACGCTGAAAGAGGAACTAGATAACGAATGGGAGCGCCGCGCGGATGATTTCTTTAGCTATGGCGGCGAGAGAGCTGAAAACGATTAAGGGGAAAACAAATGAAAAAACGCGATTATTACCGCCTTTGTTTGCGTCAGCCGGTGGATTGGCTGCAATCAAATTTAGACAACCCTAGCCAATATCAAACGCCTATTCACCTAGCGTTAATTCGTTTGGCTATTCGTAACATGGAGCGCAACAAATGAAATTCACATATTACTTTGATGAGCTGGAGATCATTAAAAATTATGCCGTCATGGTAGCTGGCGAAGTAGATGTAGATTATCACATTGCGCCAGCCGAGCCGGATGTTGGCATATCCGAGCCTTACATTGACGATATAGACATAACGTCCATCGTCTTAAACAGTAACAAGAAAGACGTGCCAGCTCTCAACATCAGCCAAGATCACTGGCTGTATAAGATGATCTATGACGCGCTAATTGATAGCGAAGATTTGATTTACGCTTGTGAACAAGACGCAGCCGAAGATAAGAGGGATTACTAATCATGTCTAAGATGAAAGACTATTACGAATTTCTGCAAATGCTGTATCGCCTCGACACCGACGCCTTGCGCGTCATGCTGGAATACGAGTGCGATGACTTCAAACGCAAATTGATCGAAGGCGAGATAGGGGCGCGATCATGAGATACGAATTTGAATTTGACACTATCGGCGAACATTGGATTACATTTCGCGGCGTCGTGACATACGACATTGAAATGACGAAAGACGAATGGCCTAAGCCATTCATCACGAATATTAATATCGAGGAATGTAAAATTCTATATTCTCAAATCTTACCCGATGAAGACGACAACCCAGGATGGCGCGACGCCAGCCCAAAAGAGCTGGAATATATAGCGGCGCACAAGGATTTTATACGCGAATTAGATCGCCATTGGGGGGAAGATGCGCCATGAGCACATATGATGATGAATATATAAGACGACTAGAACGTGAAGTGAAATCGTTAAAAAAACAATTAGAAGCCGCGCGCGATAGCATAGGAATATATGACAACTATAGAACCGCGCTGTTTTCTTTTGTTCAAGACCCGCCAAAAATGACGCTAGAAACAGCAATTAAGCAAGCAAAAAGAGCGTTAAGAGGATTAGAAATATGAAAACAGGCGCACAAAGACAACTCAAAGACCCCAGCGCGCTCACCCCATACGAGCAGCGCATATGGGAGTTACGCCAGCAAGGGTTAGACAATCATCAGATCGGCGCGGCTATGGAGCAATTACCGGCAAGCGTAGCCTCGCGCATGAAAGCCATAAAAGAGAAATTGGAATTGCAAGATGCGCTACGCATGGTGGGATAGAGCGACAGAAAAAGAGGGTGATGTGTTCATACGCGACATAATCGCGGAAGTAGCTGATGAATTTCAGCTATTCCCGTCAGATATTGTAAGCCACAAAAGGCGAAGCAAGATCGTCAGCGCGCGGCATAAGGCTATGTATCGCGCACGACAAGAAACAGACGCGAGCTACCTAAAACTAGCGCGCATATTCAAACGCGATCATACAACCGTTATCCACGGTGTTAGATGCTGGAAGGCAAAGTTAGATGGCACACAATACAAAAGAACAAAGCGCCCTAGCGGTGCTGATAACAGTAATAATCGAAGTTCTACTGGGGCTTAAATGATGTTTACATACCAGCTAATCGACCCCGCCCTGCTATACGATGGGCTAGGTATCTGCTATTAATTGGGGACGTGTTGACCTCCCCTAGACTTGGCCCTGCGCTTAACGGCGCGGGGTTATTTTTACGAACTCATTGGCTGGCAAGATGTCCTGACCAAAAGGTTTTCGCGGCTCCTGCATTTGATAGAAGTTATAATCGAGCAAATATGGTAAGATGCGCGGCATCAGCCATTCACGCATAGCATTTGTTGATGCGGCCACTGGCGCGGGCTGATAAGGGGCCGTGCGGCCATAGGTAGCTGCATCATGGGGGAGAGTAGCTTGGAACGCCCGAATCCTATCCCAAAAGTCTTTATTGGCGCGCTGATCGCCACCTAGATACCCAGAGATCTCATCCATGACAGACACCGAATTCGAGCGGCGCTTGAAAGCGCTGCAACAGGAAGTAAGCAGCGCCTATCTTAAAGGATACGAGGAAGCTAGGCAACGCTCACAATGGACGATCAGCGCCGCCGTTGACGAAAGCAACCGCCTTCGCTTGGCGCTCGAAGAGGCGCTGGTTGGTGCGGACGAAACAACAAAAATAAAAATTCTTGAAACATTGCGAAGAAAATCATAGCCAAACCCTCCAAAGGGTCAGACCATGATCCCACCGTTTCTCATAAATGTCAACGGCATAGCCCCTCTTTGCAGGTGTGATAGACGATTTTAGTTAGCTCACACCCACTTAGGCTTAGACTTAGGCATAGGGACAACATTATTGTCTTTAGGCTTCTCATCGTCTTTAGGCTTCTCATCGTATTTAACCTTATTCTCTAACATTTCCCTGAGTTTAGATTTTTTATAATCGGCTAACATGTGCGGCGCGCAGAATATGTGCTTCTTGGTCTGATATTCCGGCGTTCCTACAGAGCCGCAATCAATCCAGCCTGCTTCCTTGAGCGCCTGAAACAGCGCCGCTGGCGGTATCTTCATTTTAGTAGCTGGCGCTTTAGTTGATACAGCTAGATCTTGACAAATCTTATGGAATGGACTGCCAATAACTTCACGATCAAATGGCGGCTCTTTGTTTCTTATCGCGTCTAAGATGTAACTTTCAGCCAGCGACATGCCGCTCTCGATCAGCGAGGCTTTATAATCGGTCAGCGGCGGCATCATGCCAGGATTAAACTTAGCCACGTCGCGGTCGTGTAACCACTGAGCGATAGCGTTGAAGCCCTCGCGCTGATACCATGCCGCCATAGCCGCGCCATCGCGTGGGTGCATACGCGGTGCAGTAGACCACACGCAGAACCAGCGACGGTCGGTTGACTCAAGCGTGATCGGCAGACGATGATTTGTAAACGCTAGAACGAATAAACGGTTGAGCATGTAATAGGGATGCAAGCCCTTACGGTTGATCGAGATCAGATCCGGCGGCGCAGCGATAAGCGGCTTAAGTTGGTTAGCCAGCGCGCGGCGTTCGACGGCCTCGCCTTCCTTTAACTCGTTGAGGACAACGATCTCGCTTTCTAAAAGATAGCCCCACTGATTGTTAATTAGCTCGTTCTTTATCAAGCCATAGTTACGATGAAACGGCCCGCATATACTCCAGATAAACGGTGCCCACATAAGATCCTTACCAGCGCCTTCATCGCCGCCGTGTAAGACCGCATGGTTTATTTTAATCTTAGGCTTTTGCAGCTTGAACGCCATCATATCAAAAATATGTTCACGCTCGCCAGTCTCAGGGACAAGCAGCTCACAATGCTTGTGCCAGCGGTCTATACTCGCGGTTGACGGAACGATAGCTGGGCGCGCTTCAAGCCATTTATTGCCATAGACAAGACCATCGCGCGTAATCGTCGCATTCTCACCCGATGCGTAAGTGATCTCATCGACAATCTCTGCTCCTTTGGCTTGTCTGTTTTCATCATAAAAAGTCGCTGCCTCAACTTTGCGCCCTGTGTGAACTGATATGCACTTAGTCCCACGGTAGATGGCGTTAAACGAAGGACGCGACACCTCACGCCGCGTCACCTTATTAAAATAACCATCATCAGTTACAACATAAGCCCACTCATCAAACCAAGTCGCGCGGTCTTCTATAGCCTCAGTGCGTCGTTCTGCATCTTCTTGACGAACCTTAGCGTCGTCGGGAAATATATCGTTAGGTTCGTTATTGGCGCGCAGCTTTTGACCAAGCTCTGATATAAGCTCACTACGTAGCCCTTGCTTCTCAGATGGGCCACCATTATCAGCGACCCATTTTAAAAAATAATTGCTGTCGATCTTATCTCTGCAATGACCGTGAAAACAAAAATAAGATCTCGTCGCAGCGTGATAGCGTCCTTCAATGCCTTCGCTGTGTTCTTCATGGTTAGGACAGATAACGCTGCGCCAGCCTTCATTGTTGATACTCGTTAAGATTAAATTATTATCGTTCAACCATGCGGTGATGTTATCATTACCTGTATCTTTAATCTTTATAGGACGACCGCTCGTTGTATTGGCTTCACCTGGCGTTACATTAAGCGCGGTGCAGATCTGTTCAAGCGTAAACAAACGATCTGGATTAAACTCAAGTAATTTAGCTGCAAAATTGTTGCGGCCACGCTTTAAATTAACACTGCCTGGCATACGGAAATTACGAACTGGATTATTTGCGCCTTTGTCAGTGTAAAGCGCATCAGCTATGGCGTTAATCGCTGCGCTGAACTCATTCGTTGTCGGTTGGTTATCTGGATCAAAAGCATAGCCCCACTGAATAGATCCTTCAGATGTTTCCATCTTCCAAGTAGGTTCAAGCGGCGGTATGATTAACTGACCATAATCTTTCAATGATCCAATGTCGTCTAACATCATAACAAGAACGTAGTCGCAGTTAGCGGCTGATGCGCTTACTTTACCGTCAACGAAACGCTCTTTTATATAACAGCCTGTGTTACCATACCAAGAGTCGCCTTCTTTAATGCGCGCTTGTTCAGGTAAAAACGCAGGATAAGTAGACTCCGGCGTTCCGTCGGGGAAGTAATGCACTTCACCGTCACGTTTCTTTAATATCTGTTTAGTAAAAAGCGCTGTCTCACCATCGAATGAAAGGCTTTTAAGAAAGTCAACAAAAGTCATTTGCCATACCGCCCCATAACGGAAACTTCTATATTTAATGGTAAACCTTCCGCCCATGACGGCGGCGTTTTCATTATTCGTTCTAATGCTTTTTGTGCTTTGTCTGGATTATCTGTTTCAATAACAATTTCATCGTGAACGTGTAGAACAGTATCAAAACCTTCATCATCAAGGCAGCGTAAAGCATGGCGTAAAATATCTGCGGCGGTAGCTTGTGTAATATTTTCACAAGCTAATCCTTTCCATAGTCTTGCACGCGGCCATTGTTTAGCGTCGGCGCTAGGCTTAAATGACGCTTTAGCGTATGTTACCTCTTCTTTGGCGCTATTAAAATCGGCATACGGATAGCACAGCCTGCGACCCGAAGGGAGAATATACCAAAGGTGTCTATTCTGCCGCAAGTATTTTACGCGGCCTGCTTCAAACTCCGTGTCGTCATTTCGCATAGCGCTTGTGTAGGCTTCTTGTAACGCAGACCAAAAGTCAGCGGCCCAATCATTAGCCTTTCGCCAACCGATGACCATCTGGTTTGCTTCAGTTTCAGGCAAATCAACGCCGTAGATGCGCCCCATCGCAGCGAACGCGCCAATACCGCCAGCAAATCCACACGCAAGCTCTTGAACTTTACCGATCTGTCGCTGATCTTTTGTTACTTGATCTTCTGTTATATTAAATGTTTTAGCCGCGTTTACTTTATAAACATCAGCGCCCGTCTCAAACAAAGTTAGTTTGGCTTGACCGTTATTGGACAACCACGGAGTTATACGGGCTTCAATGGACGCCCAGTCTGCTACTACAAACTTTTTGTTAGTGGCTGGTATTAACGCGGGGCGTAACATACCCTTGAGCACATCTGTGACGCGCTTACCATGTATAGGCACTATCGGTTTACGACGCACCATATCTTGACGAACTGAGTCTGGTTTGTCTGCACACTTACGTGCGAAGTTATGCACTTGCGCGCCGTATGATGACGCTCTGCCCGTGGCGCTGCCACCTGCGAATACAAACGCGCCGCGCACACGGTCGTCATCTCCGGCGAGTTGTTCAAGCCGTTTGAACTTAGCGACCGAGGACGCCCACATATCATCGGCGCATTGTATGACCTCAAGGACATCGGGCGGCACTTGGTCAGGGTCGCCCATTGACAACAGCGCGGCCCGCACGCTCTTGTCGATAGACGGCTTGTCGTTCTTGACCGCCAGCGCACGCGCATCTGGCCCTAGCCGCGCTAACACCCACTCGCGCATCTTAGGACTGCGGACAGATGTGATCGCGCCTTTGGTTATATCAACCACGCGTTTTTGAATATCAACAATCTCTGCATCAGAATAAAGCAGCGCGGCTTTGCACAGCTTGACATCTACGCGCACGCCTCTGTCGTTGATGCGTTCGTTGACGTGATAATCGGTTAGCTGTTCTTCACTCAACGGTTCGATGCGTTGGCTGAAGTCTCGCATAGCGCGAACGTCCTGCGCGCAGTATCTAATTAGACCTTTCATATCTTCGTCAGTGCCTTTAAACGGTGGTGTGCAGAGCTTCTTAACAAGCGCGCCGCCTTTGTGATCTTTACGCATTGACGCGCCCATGAAGCGCCCGACATCTTCTAACGATCCTGGCATACAGTTAGCGCGTGCCTGTGCAGAGGTGCAGTAAAAGCGATCTATTGGCATCGGCATACCAAGCACATGCTCTATGATTAGTCGCTCGAAGGCTGCGTTATGCGCGCAGATTTGATGGTCTGGAGCGTTAGCGAATATCTTACGCATCTCCGACACGTTCGTCGTGACGTTGACGCTCTCATCATTAAAAGCAAAGGCCATGCACAACACTTGCGTCGAAGGATGACGAGCGTAGTTATATACGCCCGCCACCTTCAGATCGCACTCGCTCCGCGTTTCAAAGTCTAACCAGATCATTTTGGCGCATCATATCTTGTGCCGATAGTCTGGCCGTAACGGTTGCTGTAATACATGCCATACTCATCGCCTACGCCCGCCGCGACCATGCGCCCATTGCGGTCATAGATGAAAGTTTGCTCGCCGTAGTTCATCTCAGTGAACCTCTCCACCTCCTGTGCGTTCAAAGGCTGTGCGATAAGCGTCAACGATGCGGTCAAGAACAAAAAGTATCTCATCTGGTTTCTCATGTTTGTCAGAGTATTCTTTAATGGTGAATAGTAGATCGCCCATCAGTTGCTTTAGTCGTGTTTCTTCGTCACTCATCCCCACTCTCCCGAATAGCGGCGCGGACGTCGCCGCACACTGTTTGTAATCCTTGCCAAATTTCGTCTAATCTTTCTCGCAACATCTTATTCTCAGCGCGGAGACTTGCGTTTTCAGTTAGCAGCCGAGCGTTCATCTCAGCCTGCGCGTAAAACTTCGCAATCTCGCGCTTTACATCCCGCAATTCTGCGCTGTCACCCATAACCGCTGTCTTTACGTCGCGGCGCAGCGTTTCATTCTCATCGTAGAGTTGTTCAATTTGATGCGCTGCGTCATAATAAAGGTTTGGCTTTTCTTTTATAATCTCAGCATTTACCGCGCGATTTAACAGACGTTTAATAATATCTCTTACCCGTTCACGGTCGTTATCTTCGCTTCCCATACGACTGACTCCTCTATCTTCGTTGGATCTTTTGCGTCTTGCGTTAAGAACTGCGTTTTGATCGGGCCAACGCCAAGCGCCATCCAGTAACGCGCGCCTGTTGCGGGCTTGCCGTTCCAGTTCTGTAGATAGGTGAACTGAATCACGTCTTGGTAATACACGCCCATCACATTGATCTGTGATATGTGTTCTTCAAAATGCACAATCTGCACGCCCTTACTTGCGGCTGGGGGCCAACATTTAAAAAAGTCAAACTTTGGATAGTTGATATAATCAGACCCAACTTCCTGAAACTCGCCCCAGCCTATCGGGGGGTTAAGAACAACTTTCTTGTTACCCGGATAATCATCGCGCCACTCAGCGACGCCAAAACCTGTGCGGTATTGATAATACCACTTGTTCAGCCATGTGCCTGCGCTGTCGTAGTTGTTATACAACATGCTGTCGCTGCCCTTGTCGTAACTAAACACAGACGTAAACGACGGCGTATCCGGCGCAGAGTAATCGAAGCGACGTAGTTCGCCTGACTTGAAGAACGGCCAATAAGCCGGAACGAAAAGTTTATCCGCCACAGCGCACCTTATCCTTTGCTAGAGCTAGTCTTGTCCGCGCTGCGCTTGGCGATATGCTCAAGATCACCGCGATGTCTTTACATTTAAAGCCCTTACGAAACAGATCATACACCTGTTGTTCTTTGGGCGTTAGACGTGTTGCGTCGTTCCAAACTTTACGTTCGGCCATCTTCTTATCTTTCTGTTTGGAAGTTAACGGGGCGGCCCGATGTCACGCGAATACCGCCCCGCAATCCATCTAGGAGACGATCATACCTAGATGAATATCAGCTACGGCGGCGGCGCACCGTGCTTGCCGGTTCAGGTATCACATCCTCACCGGCGCTGCCGTCTAAGCCGATCCACTTAATGATCTTAAATACAGGAGTGTAAACACGACCATAAACCTTATGTGCGTAGTATTCACTACCAAGTTCTACCAGCGGCACAATCGCTTCAGGATCTGAGTCAGATTTATCCGCTACTTGGTGCATAAGCGCTGTTAGGGCGCGCTTACCACCAACTGACGTTGTTGAGAAACGCGCGTTTAACTCTTCATCAGAGCCTTGCACACATTTCACAGCCATGCCCAGTTGGTTTTCCCAACCACGCGCAGCGCCACTAGGAGGTGGCCCAAGATCTACCGAATCAAGATCGACATTTATCGGATACATCTTCTCAGCCAATACTTCGCCTTGGCCCCAAGCAATAAAGCCGTGAACAAAAGAGAAAGGATTGACCGCCCATACGCTAGTCTTCTCAATTTCAGTCTGGTCAGCGCCGACGACCCAGTGGCCGGTCTTGTCCATCTTGATAATTGCTGCGTTCATAGGCGCAAATTCGGATTTAACCGAACGCAACACCTGTGAAAGATTAGCTATTACGTTATGTTCAACATTAAACTTTACTAGATCAGACATTACTTCACCTGTAGTTTAAGTGTGGCAGCACGGATGTGCTTACCGAGTTGCAACACGGCTGGACGCGGATCTGACTCCGGCGCAATCGTGTTACCCGTTGAAACAGCAACGACGTGATCTTTTGGCAACTCTAGCTTGTGTTTCTTCAACACCTTCTCTAGTTGCGCGGGCGATCTCAACTTCGTCTCTGTTAATTCATCAGATTCAAGTCCCATTTCTCTAAGAGCTTCCAATGCGCCTTCGTCGTTGACCCACTGACGTGTGGCGCGCTTTGGCACAAGTTTAAATCCTGGGATGGCAATGTCGTTTTCAAGCGCCTGTTGCGCCATCTCACGCACAGATTTGATCCAGTCCTCAACACGATCTGCAATAACAAGCGCATTACTGTAGCCCTCTGGCGATATGCTGTTCAGTTGTATCCGTAACGCGCGCTCAGTCTCGCCCGTCATAGCAGGACATATTGGCTTGGCTGGACACCACTTGCAATGATCGCCAATCTTAACAGGCGCGTTAGGACGCAGCGCTGTTGTAACGGCGTCGTAAAGCTCACGCTCAAACGCTTTGACGCGACCTGGCGTAGTAGTCCAACGCTTTACATATGGCGGCTGGACAATGATGCACTCTATTTCAGTGACGCCCTCAAACGCCCAACGGGCTTCGTCAGTCCGCATAGCCGCAGCGGCATAAAACAAAAGCTGATGGTTCTCGACAGCATCCACCGCCACCCCATCACCAAACTTCCAATCGAGAACAACTGCACGATTGCCAATACGACCAATGAGGTCACAGGATCCGAATACGCCAGCTAGATACCCTCCAAAGGAGACGGAAACTTCAGTCTGAAATTCCATCTGTGTGTCAGGATCAATCTCATTCAGCGCGTCAAGGGCAGGGCGTAGTTTACGCTCAATGAGATCATCGCCAAGACCGAAATCATCAACAGATGCACCATGAGATAAGATCTTGTGTATCGCATCATGTAAGAGTGATCCTTCCTCTGCATATTTTGATGATGGTCTTGGGGGAACGGATTGCGCGAGCTTAACAGAGCCAGGGCAGTTCATTACGCGCTTTGCAGTTGAGCCGCCGACTATATCCGAGTGCATTGTATATTACCTTTCTGTGATTTGCATACTAGACAATTTATTACGGATGTGTCAAATAGTTTTTTATGACTGATTTGGAAAAAGATATTGAACGCTACTTTGTTAAGTCCGTTCAATCACTTAACGGCGTTGCGTTTAAATTTAACAGCCTGTCAAATCGTGGCGTTTCTGACAGAATTGTCTGTTTACCAAACGGCGAAACATGGTTTGTAGAGTTAAAACAAGATGGCGGCAAGCTATCGGCGTTGCAAAAGATATTTGCCGAAGACATGAAGAAATTGAATCAGCGTTATGCGTGCCTCTGGAATCGTGAACAGGTAGATAGATGGACTTACGACCGTATCAACATGAAGCCGCAGACTTCCTCTTCTGTCAAAACAGAGCAATGATTCTTGCGCCGGTCGGCGCAGGTAAGACCGCAATTACGTTAACCGCAATGACAGAAATGTTGGCGCGAGGTTTTGTGCAACGCTGGTTAGTGCTTGCCCCAAAGCGTGTTTGCACTGATGTTTGGCGACAAGAGGGGCAGAAGTGGTGCCCTGAATTTGATATATCTGTTGCAGTTGGCACGCCAGCGCAACGCAAAGCCGCCTTCGATTCTGACGCCGACATTGTGGTGACGAACTATGACAATATTCCTAGCATTGATCCCACTGGCTTTGACGCTGTGGTTTTTGATGAGCTTACGCGATTAAAAAACCCAAGCGGTAAAAGGTTTAAATACCTATTAAAGATACTTGACAAGTTTCACATCCGTTGGGGCTTGACAGGATCGTTTACATCGAACGGCCTAGAAGACGTATTCGGCCAGTGCAAAGTTGTTGACCAGAAGTTGTTAGGCCGCAGCAAAGGCGCGTTCCTGCAACAGTATTTTTACTGCGTTAATCGAGACTATCAACAATGGGAACCGCTGCCGGAAGCGCTCGCGCATGTCATGGCCGCGATCAAACCAGCGACATATGTGCTAGAGGCTGGCGAATATAAAGATAAGCTACCGCCGTTAAACGTCATACCGATGCGTTGCGATATGGATTTAGCGCCGTATAATAAAATGAAAAAGGATTTTGTCCTTGAACTTAGTCAGACCATCAGCGCTCCAACGGCGGCGGTTGTTACGCAAAAACTTCAGCAACTTGCCTGCGGCTTCATTTACGGACTGGATAAGCCGGAATGGATCGGATCCCATAAGTTTAATCTGTTGGATGAAATACTCGAAGAAAATCAACGAGCAAACACAATTATTGTCTACAATTATAAAGAAGAACTAGCAGAATTAAAAAGACAATATCCACAACTCTCTACTATGGACGATGAAAATGTCGTTGACAAGTGGAACAAAGGTGAACTGGAGCTATTGGCCCTGCATCCAAAGAGCGCAGGTCACGGGCTGAACTTACAGTTTGGCGGCAACAAGATCATCTTTCTATCGTTGCCATGGTCGCTTGAACTTTACGAACAGACCATCGGACGGTTGCACCGTAGCGGGCAGACAAAAGAAGTGTGGTGTTATGTTCTGATCTGTAATAAGACTATTGACGAGCGCATCTACGCAAGTCTGCACGACAAGCGTTCGTTAGCGGAGTTAGCCTTAAATGAACTGGCGTGAATTGAATGAAGTCCTGACGGACTACACGGAACAAGAGGTATTGGATCTCTTGGAAGACGAGCGCAAGAACGCTCGGCGGTCTACGGTCATTATACGTTTGCATCAGCGTTACACGACGTTGCGAATGTTGCGTGAGCGAGCCGAACTAATAGGGGAAATAGATGAATCCGCACGATCTACTACAACAAGCCAGCGAAATTATCGGAGAGCGCGGGGCTGACTACGGTGGAATTGAAGATAATTTTCAGCTTATTGCTGATCTGGCATCTCTGCGTCTGGGCCGCGATATTCACCCCTTTGAGGTAGCGATTATCATGGTCTGCGTTAAGAACGCTCGCGCGTTTAGCAGCCCGACGCATATCGACAGCCGCCTTGACGCGATGAACTATGAAGCATTTGCGGCGATGTTTGCTAATGATTATGCAAATCAGAAGGCCGCGACTGGCGCTAACATCGGATACAAAAAGCGCGCGGATTTAAAACCCGCTAAGAGAGAAGAGTTAAAGCCGACACGCCGCCCTGAGCTTGCCGTAATCGACGATAAACTGACCCGTTGGGGTTCCTCTGAGCCGCCGAAGCTCACTGGCGACAGCGCGCTGTTGAGCGACTGAATACTGAGCCAGGGGAGGGCAAGACCCTTCCCTGACTGTCTGGCAGCTAGAAAGCGCCGTTGTTGAGATCAGAAATAGTATCGTCAACGGTTTTAGGGGCCATAACGACATTAGTCTGTCTTTCTTTTAACTTAGCCGCAAGATCCATGCGACGCACGACTTCCTCGCGCCGGCCTCGATCATAAGCGTCAGCGATTAACATTTTAACGCCGCCGTAGAGCACCGTTAAAAATAAGCCAATTAAGATAGCAGTTGTCATGCGCCCGTGACGTTAAAATCTTTAGCGCCGATAAGACCGATAGCAATTAACGCAGCCTGAAGCGAAGGCCAGTCAAGCGTCTTAGTCTGCCACGCGTTGAAGAGAACGCCTACAAGAGTAAGGATTCCAGGGATCGTGGTTTTCCAATTCTTAATCATTCGAGTGTCCTCCTAAAATAAATGCCAAGCATAAATGCTAGTTTTGCACCGTATGAAATCGAAGCGGCAACCGCGACGATATATACAATTCTATCCAACAAGCGAGAGTATCTGCGCTTTAACGTCAGCGATACGTGCAGACCAGCCTTTGCCAAACGTAGACCAGATCGACAACGACTGCATGAACGCCAACCGCTTGTTCGTGACGGTCATCGCCACATAGGTCTTGGTAGCTTGGATTGTTGCAGGGCCGATTTGACCGTCCTGCGTAACGCCGACAACGGCCTGTAGTGTCTTAGCTGCACGGCTTACGCCGGAATTGACAGCAAAGTCGAACACAGCAAAATCAACGCCAGCGGGCAAAAGATCTCCAGAAATACGATCCCAGTATAAGTTCTTGTAAATCGCCGCAACTTCCGAATCAGCAATAGCGCGCACGCTCTGCGTTGGGAGATTCTGTGATTTACGCCAACTGTCATAGACCGCTTGCGTAACGCCCTTATTCGTCGGGCCGCCTGGATCTTTTGGATGGTCAACGTAGCCGCCCTCATATTTGAGAACCTGCTTAAGCGCCTGTGGATAGTTCTCTTTCATCGCCGGTCTGCTTTCTGGCTTACAAGATCTCGAATGGTGTCAAGTTTTGCAAACACTTGATTGAGCACGGTATTAAATTCTTCGCGTGTGATGTAACGGCCAGCAACAAGCACCTCGATCTCACCAACCTTTTCGGCCAGTTCTTTATCGGCGGCTTGCAAGTCTTTGACAGCGCCCCAGACGGTATTCAATACCCATCCGCCCAGGACGCCGATCACGCCAACGGCGACATCAAAAAATACTTGATATTCAGCCATCGGTGTCATCTCGCCATCGCGTTTCTGTTTTCGGGGTATAGTGAATTTTGCACTGACATAGCCCCCGTGATGGCGGCGCGACCTAAAGTCCGTCGAGTTGATTCAGGTGGTTTAGGTATAGCCTTTTGTGCGGCGCGTTTAGCTGCGCGATCAATCATATCAGCAAATCTATCGGGGTTTTTTATCATCGCATCGGCGATAATCGCTGCCGTTTTACGATCCGCGAAGTTTTGATACGCAGAATAAAATTTTTCTGTAAGTGTCATTTCGCGGCTTAACATGCCTTTAAACGCTGACCGAGGCACACCTTCTTTTTCAGCTTCCTCAGTAACCGCTTTAAATGCAGTTGGCGCAGGGCGCGCTTGTGCGAGCTTTTCAGCTTTATCCAGACGCGCTAATTCATCCGCTACAACTTTAAGATCGGTAAGTTGTTCCTGCGGAAAAGTGTCGGCTAATTTAATAACCATTTTACCTTGCGGCAAAGGCGCGGCTTTAGCTACTTCCTCTAACGCTTTTTGATTAGCAGCTAAATTTGTTAAACGCATATAATCATTGCGACCAATCGCCATGCGAATTGTATCGTCATTTTCACGCAAATATTTTAGCGCATCGTCAGGCTTTTTTGTTCCAATAAAGTTAATCGCGCGGTCTACTATCTCTTTATTGAACGCTTCGCGGGCTGGGCCTTCTAGCCGCTGCGTCAGTTCGCCCATGAGCCGCTTGTCGCCAAGAGCTGCCGTCGTAAGCGCCTTTGCGTCGGCATAGCCGCGAACTCTTGCAGCGCTATCTGTAAGCTCTTGTAAGCCAGTCATTAGCCGCTGCGCTTCCGCGCGGACAGGGCCAAACACTTCGTTAGCGTCAATACCCATAATCTCTAGTTGACGGGCATGTTTGCCTACAAAATTGTCAATCTTGCTAGGGTCTATTGCGCCAGTCGTAAAATCAACCGCATCTGCGCGGGCCATATCCTGAAGGCCCGATGTCATGGCCTGCCGTGCAACAGCATCATTACCAAAGGTTCGCGCGAACTGCGCGGCGTTATCTTCGTTTGCCAAAAACTTAGATACAGTTTGGCTTGGCAACAAACCCTGTTGGTTCTTCTTTGTTGTGCGTAGGATGTCAGTGACGATACCCTGTCTGTAACGCGGAACAAACTCCGTCCGATAAGTGTTCAGCGCGTTTTCATACTGGAACTTAGCCTGTTCAGGTATTGCGCGGCTGTCTCTGACTGCGGTGTCAATAGCGCCATGCAATTCATATAAGTCGCCCATTGGCTTACCGGCAGCTTGAGCGGCAGCGATGTCTTTATTCACAGATTTACGAACGCGGTCTAATTCGCGTAATGTCGCGCCGCGCTGTAACTCGTTAAGATCTCGAACAGTCCGCGTAGCTACGCCTAAAGGCACATCAGCTAATCGACCACCAAGAATATTTTCCGCCGTTTGGATAACGCCGCGTGTATCAATCCGTCTGTTACCAGCGGTTCTAAAAGCGTCTTCATATAAAGGCGTAATGCGCTGCTCACGAAAAGCATCGCGTGTCTCACCAAGACGCTGACTCAACGCCTCTCCTGGCGCAATCTGACCTGTAGCAGGCATCATCTCGCCTGTAGCGCCGAGCGCCTGACGACCCGCAGCCTCTTCAGTCGCATATTGACGCAATAGCTGATTGCGCGTCTCGCTTAACTGCGCCCGCGCTTGCGGAGACATTAACGCGCCTTGTTGCTGTATCTGTGCGTCAATTCGTGCAAGCTGATCTTTAATTGCCTGTAACCGCGTTTGTTGTGCAATTAACGCTTCTCGCCCCGCTGGCGTAGATACAGAGGAAAGACTTGCTTCGCGGGCGGCTAATCTAGGCTCATACAGTTCAGCTTCAGCTAATCGCTGGGCCACTGTAGCTGTTGGAGCGCCCGGAGTTACAGGAATATTAGCCCGCGCAGCTCCTGAAACAGCTTGCGGATTAGTCATCACGTCGCCGTATAACTGATTCTCTACAACTCGTTCTGCCGCGCGTTGACTGAATGGCGCGAGCACAGAAGGCCCAGCGCGCTCCATTATAGCGCCAACGCCACGCACACCCAATTCAGGTATGGCCGCAGGGCTTGTCATACGCGACATTGTTGACAGCGCACCGCTACCAGATAAACCCCCGATACCGCCTGTAAGAGCCGACACGCCAGCCAACGCACCAAAAGGATCTTGTTTAGCAAATGTCGCGCCGCGTTCAATAGCCTCAACGGGGCTCATAACAGCGCGATTTATTTCACGCGATACGGCTGAAGGAATTTGTTGTATTCCTTTCAACGCGGCTGCGCGGCCCTCCGGCGTTGTAAGTCCAATAAGCCCTTCAGCAATGTCATATCCTTTTGCGCCAAGCCCGACGGCACTTTCAGGGATGTTTCCTATTGCTTCTCCTACACCACCGACAAATTCTTCGGGTGAAATAGCTAGTCTTTCAGCAACATTAACCAACTTTTTGCCCGCTGGCTCCGCGGCGCGGTAGACATCTTCAAGAAAACCTACTTCGCCTCGCGGCGCTGGCGTTGCTACAGTTAAACCAAAATGATCTAATATTTCAGCGTCAGTATGACCGGCTTCACGCGCTTTAGCGCTTTCAGGCCGTGACAAAAGATATTGACGGATCTCTTCATCAGAGTGACCCGCATCTTTAGCTGCTTTAATACTGGCGGCAAAATCAACCATTTTGACTCACTTAAAAAAATCGCCGACATTTGATTTAGGTGCTTCGCCAGCTTTACCGCGCGGCATAGTTTGCGCTGTAGGAGCACCACCGCCAAGTAATTTCTTTAACACATCTATAGAGGCGTAACCTTGACTTAATGCTTTAACGCTATCTGGATTAAGCAGAGCTTGGTCGAGTTTTTCCGATTCTTTAACAGCGTCCATCTGCGTGACGCCCATTTCAAGACCTTTACGAAGCTGCGCTTTAAGAACCGTAGACGCTGTGCGAAGCGCTGCCAAACGCGCGTTTACTTCGGAATCGCTTAGATTGCCTAATGCTTGGCCGGTCGGACTTTTACGAAACGCAGCTTTCCAATTTTCGGATGTTGTCGCGCCTGCGCGGGGTATGCCGCCTGCTTCAGCAAGACCCGTTAATTGTTCATCAATAACACTTAAATTGTCACCTATATCCATACGCGCTGACACTTTTTCGCGGATCGGCCCTGGTGGTAATTGTTTAAGCTGTTCGTCGCGCATAAGTTGTTTTTGAATAATAGGATCAATTTGTTGCTGGCCCATGTCCGTAACTAAACGACCCATATTATTAACGCCTCTTTGAGGCGATAACGCATTAGTAGGCGGCAGATATTGTGGTTCTGTAGCTATTGGTGGTTCGCCAAATCGACCCGTAGGCGTAACAAGAACGTCTCCTGTTTTCATCCCAGATATAGGTTTACGCGCTTGTAGTCGTTCTTCCGGCGTTTCCATAAACCCTTCAAGAGCTTTCATATCTGGTTGAGCGCCAAGACGTTTTTGCGCGTATGGCGGAAGCTCTTGATATATCTCAGCATACCGAGCAGACATCGTTTCAGGATCACGCGCCATGACCGCGGGAGTGATAAGACGTTGAGCCAGTTTAACATCTTCGGCGGTTGCTTCAGAAGTAGCTTTACGTCCTTCTCCAACTGCCTTTTGTCTTTTATAAGGTTGTAATTCTTCCTCGCGGCGTTCCGAACCGCGCAATGCAGCTTCTCTCGCTTGTTCGGCATACATGCCTGAGTAAGGCGTCATAAATTTAGCAAACGTGGTGGGACTTCTTTGAGCTAATCCAGCAAGTGTAGTCCGCGCAAAAGGATCCATTCCTGGCTGCGAATAATACTGGCGAACCATTTCATCTTCGCGCCGAGCGCGCTCATATTCTTCCAATTGCTGTTGCGCTAATTGTTGTTGTGTAGCGCGCGCGCCCATCATCTGGTATTGCGCCAGCATGTTCGTAAAGTCAGTGGGCGTATTCGCTAGGGCGTTGCGAGAGGCAATTGTATAATCAATCGGCATTTAAATCACCCTACCCTTGGCGCGCCAAATGTTGGCACGCCCATAAATCCGGGGCTGTATCCTGGCGCATACGTCGGCCCTCCGCTCAAGTAACCTACCTGCGACGGAGCGTATATAGAAGATCTACCTTGAGGCGCAAAACGATCCGCCATGCCATATGCCATCATAGCGTTAACTGGCGTGTTAAGCGCGCTCTGAAGCGCTGACGCGCCGCCCATGTAACCTGAAGCGCGGGCAGACGCTGCGTTCTCCATGCCGGTCGCATACGGATTAGCTGCCGCTAAAGCCGTCATTTGAGGGCTTGCAAGCCCTGTATACGCGCCTGCTATTGTGCCGCCAGCATTAGAAGCTAGATTACCGAGATTAGCTCCAGCCGTCGTTGCAGCCTGTCCTAAATTAGCGCCGGTGCTAAATGCACCTTGAGCGATGTTGCCGCCTGTAGTCAGCGCGGCTTGGCCGAGGTTAGCGCCGGTCGTAAATCTATTACCGGCTAATTGATTGCCTGTAGTTCCTGCAAGTTGGGATACTGTCCCCGCCGCGCCTGCGCCTGTGCCAGCAATATTTTGCAGCCCTTGGGTAACAGCTAACCGATTAGCCATAAAACGATTATAAGCATTGCCATATTCTTGACTTGCTAAACCTTGACCAAAACGCTCGGCTGCTTTTAATGCGCCGCCTGACCCCGCTGTGCCGCCAGCGCGAGCCATATTGAGCATAGATTGTTGACCCTGTTGTTTAAGAAATTCATACGCAGGGTCTAATTGAAGTTGTTCATACGTAGGCTGTTGTGTATATTCGCCGCCCTGTCCATACAGTGCTGATAGACGATTAATTGCGCCTGCGCCCGTGGTCGTATAAGGCTCTTGAGCTGCTACGCCTTGGCCGTAAAATTGGCGGGCTATATCTTCGCCCTGTTGGGCTTGGCCTAAAATATCTGCGCGGCCACGGCCATAATAATCTGTTAGCGCCCCAGCGCCTCTACCATAATAGTCCTCTAAATCCTGTCGGCCTTTGCCATAAAACTCTCTTACGTCGCCAGTGCCTTTATCATAAAATTCACGGCTTGCCGCTGCGCCTTTCTCGGCCATCTGGCGCGCTTGCTCAAGCGCTTGTTGTTGAGCGATATAACCCAACATGCCACCCGTTTGAGCGGCCTGCGCCTGTGTGCCTGCCGCACGCTGTGAAGCCGCATAGCCAGCCCCGCTACTGAGCGCGCTTGCTGCGGTGCTTCCTAAAAGGGCTAGTGTGAACGGATCCATAATGCCTCTTTATATCATGAGTTACTTAAAAATCTAACTGTTGGTGCCTGTGCAACGCCAACGACCTCATTACGGAATGACTCAGTTGCCGCTGCGCCCTGACGGACTTCTTTGGCGACTTCAATCTGAAGCATAGGTAGCGCCGCCACAGCGCAAACCCACTCGTCTACTTCTTTGCCCGTGTTGGGGTTTGTGCCCCGTAACAATGTGAACCACGCGCATTTTAACTGCACGCAGTCTTTCTTAATCAAAGGGCAAAAAGTTCCGTTTTTCAGTTCCATGTTAATTCTTCGTTGCGATGATTACGTCTACATACTGAACAGCAAGATTAATACTTGGTGCGCTGAAGCCGTGAGCGTGGCCACCCCCGCCGCCCGTATTGGAGATAGAAGTGGATGCGCTAAGACTGGCATATCCAGTGCCTGTGGTGCCTGTCTGATTACCAGTATATGAAGCGCCAACAGCAAGACCACCTGAACCACCAGCGACAATAACGCCGCCGAATGTATGAGTATGTCCGCTGTCTGATACCGATGTAGACGCGCTATGGTTATGTGAAGGTATATCAGCGGTCGTCAGTGTATAGCTGGCAACAGTGCCAGTGACAGCTTGAGACGCAAAAGCCGTTGTGAAAGCTACCGAACCGCCTGACGACGCTGCGCCAGATACGACGCGGAGCGCTTTGTTGTCGTGCGTGGTTGATTTCGTCCAGCCTGTCGGAGCGGTCGTTTGAGCAAACAACATCGCCGTGCCGGACGGTATATTCGCCCATGCGCCGGTAAAGCTAGTCGCCGTAACAGATCCAGTAAAGGTAGATCCGCTAGAGTTAATAGTAAGCCGCGTTCCGGCGTTAGTCTTAACCGTAAAATTACGGTCGTCGCTTACATCAAATATAGAGTCTGTAGAATCCGCTGACATGACTGTGCGAGACACGCCGCCAGATGTCGAGATCTGAATAGCGCCGCCAGCTACGTCAATAGCGTTTGCGGGTGTTGCGGTGCCAATACCTACCTGACCTGTCGTGTCAACAACAAATGGCGATGAGTCAGGATCGGCTGAATCTTGCACTCTGATAGCCGCGCCTGCGCCCGTTTGCGTAACGAGAAGCGCTGGGCCGGAGGTATTGGCCGAGATCGTGACGTTACTGGAAAAGACCGGCGACAACGCCGTCGATGGCGCGGCGATATTATCGACCGTCCAAATCTCAGTGCCTTCGGAGTTTGTCAGTTTAAATTTATAGTTAGCCGACGACAACCAAATATTAGCTTCGCCACGCGAATCCAACACAATAGGATTGCTGTTCGCCGTCGCTGCGGTTGAGTCCGTGTAGGTCGCCTGCGGCGTGGTCGTGCCAGCTTCATAAGTATAGAGAAAACCGCCTGCCAGCGGTATGCCTGCGGCGTCAATAAACTGAGCTTTAGCGGTGGGCGATACAACAGCCATTTAGACACCTACACAACTTGTAACGGTCAGGATGACCGAAGGAATAGCGGGAACTGGACTAGAGGCAGCCACATACGGAATTGAGACATTTAAATTGCTAGAGGAATAGACCAGCTCAAAATAATCGCCTGTCTGAAGGTTTAGCACGAAATTCCATGCGGCGACAATCGCGTCGTTAGATCCGCCGGTTAATGTCACTTCTGTCGCCGAATCATCTACATTGATACCGTTTATTCGAGGCCATATATAAACGCGCTTAGTGCCGCCTGCCGTATTATGTATTTGCGCGGAAAACTGAAAATTATATGTAGCTGTATTGTCTACATAAACGCGAGACGTTGGTGTGCCGATATAAACACCATAAGTCAAATCGGATCCGTCGGCGCGGGTATAAGTGTTGTTGAAGGTTATTGCATACGCTGTGTTAATGACAGCGGGCGTAAACGTCGCCGTGCTATAAAATGACCCATATCGGCGACCAGCTTCGAGAGCTTGGTAAGTATTAAAGAACCAACGATACCACGGGCGGTTAACAAACCCCGTAGCGTCATCGTTCATCTTAACGCGAGCTGCGGGGATCTGTGTGTTATTATCGACCAGATTAGGCATTGGTCGGACTCGCGTGCAACTCAGCCCCCATAATGGCGATCTGGACAGGATCAGTGCCTGATATCTCGTAGACTCTATCGCGGAGTTTCATTGTCATGCCAAGCCGCCGCCAGATTGTGCGGTAGCCCGTCTGACCGATCTTACCCATAGATTTCCAGTGCTCATTAGACCATGTATGCCCGCCATCATCCGACCAGCGTAGCATAACCTGCGGATCCGCGCCGACGGTTAAATTATACTGAGCATAATCGCGGATCTTTAAAGCAGACCCAGCGCGGTCAAGAATGAAATCGTTAGCGCGATCATAAATGTAAATAATAGCATTGACTTCCTCTTGGCTGTAGCCAGACAAGCCAACACCGGCCTGACAGTCGAGCTGAAGACTATGTTGCGTCGAGCGGTTTAGATTGTTCTGGCCTGTAGGCAGAGCGCGCCATGATCGTAGCCATTTCTGCGTTGTGCCTGCTTCTGAATAGATTGTTGGGTCATATGCAAAGATTTCGCCTGTGCGGTAGTCGCCGATGACGATCTCATTGTTGAAGTTCATCTGACAATTCCCGCGTGTGCGGGTAAAGTCATTATTTTCCCAGCCAGCGCGCTCATGCCAAGCGCCTGTCGCTACGTCATAAACCCATGTCGTGTTAGCGTTAGGAAAGTTAAGAACATAGAAGCTATGGCCGTCCTGTTGATAGGTGTAGCCCACAGCGTCAGATAACGTCGAATATTGTTGAATCTGCCATTCGACCGCATGAGTCGAAACGCGCTCGCCTGAGTAACCTTTAGAACGGTAGACGATACCATTACCGCGCGCGTCAGCGCCGAGCCAGAATAGGCCGTTGTCGAGCTTGGCGACTGAATAAGCCGCAAGACAACCTATTTCGTTAAATGCGCCTTGGATACGCGCTAACGGAAAATCGGGCAAACCGGCGTCATACCAGACTTCGACTGAGTTTGTTCCAAATAGCCATACTTCGCGATGGTCTACGATTAGCGTAACAAGATTATCGGGAGAGCCTTCCGCGCTGGCAAAATAGAGCGGGTCAACCGTTGTGGTGTTTGAATCCAAAACCCAAAAGATCTGGCTGTCTGGCTGGTTATACACAAACCAACCGTCAAGAAAGCCACAACCAACAGCGCCTGCGAAGGGTGAAGTAAGTTGCGTCAGGAAAGGCGTAAAGGTCAGCGTGACGCCAGTATTGGTAGCCGTAGCTGCGGCAGACAACACGAATGTCGTGGGGTTGGTTACGCTGGCTACCGTTGCGCCGGTTGGGATACCTGTGCCGGACACTGGCTGACCAGGGTAAAGATATGTTGTATCGCCGCCCGATACGGTCGTGCTTGCGTTCGTGGTATTAAAGGGCAGCTCTTGATAGGTGCTATTATAAATGTAGCCGTTCGTTCCGGCGGCAATAAACATCTGCCGACCATTGTCGGTCATGTTGACTTGACTTGATCCTGAGACGGTTCCTATTGCGGTATAATTCCAATCAGAATCAATACGGTAGAGCGTTGTCGCCGATACAGCGTATCCATAAGCTGTAGTTGCTGATTCGCCAGGAGCCGGATCTATGGTGTCGCTTGTAAACGTCCACAACCCGCGAACTGGCCCTGCGCCTAACGTCTGAAGAAACCGCAGTCCTGGCGCGCGTTGTAGCCACGCAGGCTGCTTACCGCCTTCAGGCACAACTTCAGGAAAAAGATTAATCATGCGATTGTCAGCCGCATTTGGACTGCGGGTGACATAACTAGAGCCAAGAATAGGCGTTGCGACCATCAGTAGTTGCCCGCATAGATGTTATAGCGCTGACGTGTGCCGACAATGCTGTAAGGCAGAGCCATGATGTCGTCAGGGTTATTGATGCGCTTCAGATTGCGCTTGCTATACATGGCGATCCGGCTGACCGTAGGCGATGGCTCGACGCCAAACTCAGGGGCCAGCTCGCAAGCCAGATTGTAGCGGAACGCCCGCAGATACCCAGGCGGGAAAAGGATCGCCGTTGCTAGATTAGCAGGCTGCGATAGCTTTTCTACTGAAATGAAATGCCATTCTAACAGTCTTAAAGGGACTGGATAGATGACCATATCAATGTTTGGATAGGTCATATTGGTGAATATGACCTGTGGGTAAGTAGACGTTACGGTCTTAACCGCAATGCCGTCATACTGTTGCTGATTGATAAATTTAATGCCGTAAGAGACGTTAGTCTGTGGATCGCGGAAGTAAGTCGCGTCATCCAGCAATACAGGACGTAAACCCACAAAGTCGCCGGTCGGCCCCAGCGTGCGGTTGCGCTCGCCTGACGGCCAATTGAATACTTGATCTTGAGTTGAGAACACCGACAGTCGTTCGGTATTCCAACTGTCGATCATTTGATTTAGAGCAAATAGCGCGTCATTCGCTGTCTCTGACGAGGGCGTTTCGCCTTCGGCTAACACTCCGAGGAGCCTCAACGCCCCCACTATCTGATCGTAGCAACTGTATGTCGTCATCAGGGTCGAACCTCTCCCAGCCGTTCTCTATATCGGCTTCGGCCTCTAGGTCGAGACACGCCACTTTAACCCCATGTTCAGGGTGTTTCAAATAAATAACAGCCATTTGTTACTTTCTATAAAAATACAGCGGCCCGTAGGCCGCTATATGTTACGCGACTACAGGAAATTCCCATTTGCCGCCTACTGACGTGAACAACTTGCCCGCGCCAGTAGCGTTAGTCGTTGTTGCCAACGACCCCGCAGGAGCAGTTGTGGTAGTCGTTCCAGCCGTAATAGCGGTAGTCAGGAAATACAAACCCGCCGTTGCGTTAGCAACAACAGGGCCTGTAGTAGCCGTTGACGTGAACGTGCCTGAGACAGTAGCTGTCGTCAGAGTCGCGCCGGTAATCGTAGGAGCCGAGAGAGTGCCTCCGCTGATCGTCGCGCCCGTAATGGTTGTGCCACTTACGAGTTCGGGATCAGAAAAGGCAACACCTACAGGTTTTGTGTTTGGCATTGCCTTTATCCTTTATTAAGAGATCCGATACAGCGCCCAAGTGCCGACGCCGGTTTTACGGGCGCGGTAAGCTTGTGTCGTGCCAGCCGTAGCAGCAATCGTCATCAGACCCTGACTGCCGGAGGTGCCAATTGACCAGCCGGTGTTTGTCGTGATCGTGATAACGCCAGAGCTTGAGCCGTCTACGTTGATTACGGAGAAGTCAAAAGATGCGCCGACTTTAACAGCCGAGGGAAGCGCAGCTTCGAGATCAGCAACCGTAGGAAGCGTATAAGCCGCAGCGCTGGTTCCTGGCGAGCCAAGCAAAATGCCGTTAAGCACTTGAGCGGCGGTCAGGGTAGCCGTAACCGTAGCGGTTGCAGGCGCAGGGGTTGCAAAAAAATCGGTTTCAGCAAGATTGCCGTCACCGAACTGATAGCCGCCGCTGCCATTTGGAATAGCACCGTAAGGGCCAAACGTCTCAAGCGGATAAGCCGCATTTGCAGTCGTAGTCATGGATTAAACTCCAAAAGAGATAGAAAAGGGCGGCTCCGTAGAGCCACCGCTTATTAGCCCCAAAGGCGAACGGCCATCTGCGGACGAATCACGCTGTAGCCATAGAGCACGTCAATACGGCAAGGCAGACGGTCGTTGTTGATGTCATACTGAC